GGTGGTGAGACGGTAGTCTTTCAAACACGAAAAATAACAGGGGATGATCTCGAAACCAACGCAGCCTTGTTGGATTTGGATGACATTCCCATGCCATCCGGTGTGCAAGATTCTAATAGTGCCACCTATGCTAATTTCAGTGCTTTTTTCAATGATCTTCCTACCAATGCCAGTTTAAAAGGCCCAGAAGGTCCACAAGGCCCAGCCATCGACACAGTAAGCTTGTCTCAGTCTGTTGACCTGTCAACAGTCACGATGAGCTTTACTTATCAAAAAAACGGGCAGACCTACAACATCAGCACTACCCCCACTTTTACGATTCCTGCTGGCCCAACAGGACAAAAGGGAGATCAGGGAGACCCCGGTACAAATGGGGCAAATGGCGTAGACGGAAGTGATGGAGTAAGCATCACTGGCGTTAACCAACCCAACCCAACGACTATCAATTTCAATCTTTCAGATGGAACAACCACCTCGAATGTTACTCTGCCGGGAGGTGGAGGTGGATCAGGTACTGTTACTTCTGTTGCTGTAACGGGTACAAACGGAATTACCGTATCGGGATCTCCAGTTACTGTAAACGGAACTATTGCACTTAGCGTCAATGCTTCTGATCTTAAAACACATTTAGCAATTGATTGGGCAGATGTTGCGAATAAACCAAGTATTCCTGTTTCGGGAACCGATTTCGATCCGGTTGGAACAGACAACAGTACAAACGTCACACTCAACACCGCAAGTTATGATTATCTTTCTTTAGCTGGTCAAACGATAACATTAGGACAAGTTGATTGGTCAACAGACATTGCAAATAAACCAACCATACCTGTTTCCGGTACAGATTTCGATCCAGTCGGCACAGATAACAGCACTAATGTTAGTTTAGTAACCACAAGCTATGATTACTTATCTCTCACGGGACAAGCAATAACATTAGGTGCAATTGATTGGTCAACAGACATTATAAACAAACCAAGTATTCCTGTCAGTGGAACAGACTTCGATCCAGTTGGCACAGACAACAGCACGAATGTTTCGTTAAACACTACAAACTACGATTATCTTTCTTTAGCTGGTCAAGCGATAACACTAGGGGCCATTGATTGGACAACAGACATTTCAAACAAACCAACGATTCCTGTTTCTGGGACAGACTTTGATCCAGTTGGCACAGACAATAGCACAGATGTCACTCTCAACAATTCGACCTATGATTACCTGACGATCTCTGGACAGGCCATCACCGTTGGACAGGTTGATTGGACAACAGACATTGCAAATAAACCGTCAATCCCTGTTTCTGGGACAGACTTTGATCCAGTAGGAACTGATAATAGCACGAATGTAAGCCTTGCCACCGTTAGCAACAATTATCTCAGTCTTAGTGGGCAGGAAATCACTGCAGGAATAATCCCGTATCAACTTGGTGGAACAGGACTTACCGCATTAGGTTCAGCCGGACAAGTCTTGAAAGTGAATTCAGCAGGAACCGCACTGGAATACGCAACGGATAACACTGGCGCAGCATCAGGCGCAGATCCTGTCGTAATGGCAATAGCTTTAGGTTAAAAAATGGCAAACGCATTCTTACGAAAAACAGTAACCGCAGGAACGTCCAGAACCGATGTCTTAGCGTCAGATGTTGCTTCAGCAACAGAAGTCGTTTGCATCGGATTGATAGCCTCAAACAAATCTTCTGCGCCACGCACACTAACTGTTGAAATTAAGTACGATACCGGAAGTCCTACTTATACAAGCTATATCACAAATATTCCAATTCCAGTGGGATCTTCTGTCAATCTCTTAGACGGTGGGAAACTGGTACTTGTGCCGAATGAAAACCTGACGGTCACAGCAGATTCGGCATCAGCCGTAGATGTACATCTCAGCTATCTGGAGATTACATGAGTTACATCGGCAGCAAACGATCCAGCAGTTTAGTCAGTTTTGATGAAGGTACGATTGGCAGTAAGGTGGTGTTTCCTGCTGGGCATCCGTATTCAATCAAAGTATATGAAGAAACAGCAAATTCTGGGAATACTACATCTACAGGAATAGGGTTCGGTACTGTAAGGAGTGTTAGTTTAGATGCTGGTGAAAATGTCTTAATAATAATTAGTGGTGGTCATATTTATTATAATGGCGGATCGCAATGCTATGCTGGCATCCAGTATGACACTTCCACTTTAACTACTAACACACAGGGTACTATATCTTATAATATAGTGGATTCTGAAAGTAGCACATCAATAAACTACAATGTATTAGCACACTATGAATTCATTTATACTGCTGGATCTGGTTTTACTTTATACTATCGTCCTGCCGTTGGAAATAATAATGGAAGAACCTCAAATTGGAGCGCTACAACGGATTCTATTAAAATTACGGAAATTAGGTTTTTATGAAAATTACTTACTGGGATGCAGTTTTAGATTTGCTTAACCACACAGAAATTTCTGGGCCTATTGATGGGCCTATAACTGAGTATACATTCCATAAAAATCAATCTGCTCCAACAGAAGAACAAATCCAAGCAAAAATAGCAGAACTTAAAGAAGCCGAACCACTACGCTTACTCCGAGAACAACGCAACCAACTACTCGCTCAATCCGATTGGATGGCAGTAGCAGACAGAGTAATGACCCAAGCACAAATCGACTACCGACAAGCCCTACGGGATCTACCAGCAACCGCAGACCCACAACTAGATGAGAATGGCAATCTCACCAACGTAACGTGGCCTAGTTTATGAGTAATGCACGGAATATAGCGGACTTACCAAACGGAGATGATGCGCCTATTTATGCTTGTAGGGCATGGGTAAATTTTAATGGTACTACAAATACAGCAGGTTTTTGTACAATACGGGATAGTGGAAATGTATCAAGCATTACCGATAACGGGGGATCAGATGGTGGTGACTATACTGTGAACTTTGCGACTGCAATGCCTGATTCTAACTATGCGACAGTTGGTGCTGGCTCAAATAATAGTGGGAATTCGTATACCGGTATTCAAATAGTGTCTCAATCCACGACTGGAGTAAATGTGCAAACGTGGTACGCAGCATTAACTCAACATGATGCTCTTTTTGTTCCGATTGCAGTCTTCCGCTAACCCAAAAGGATTCAAATGAAACTAGCAATTTTTCCCAATGACGAAACCATCTCTGTTCTAGTACCTGCTCCGAACTGTGGGCTTACGCTAGAAGAGATCTGTGCTAAAGACGTTCCTACGGGGGTCAAGTACAAAATCATCGACAGTTCAGAACTCCCAGCAGACCGTGAATTTCGGAATGCGTGGGACTATGATTTCACCAATTCATACGATGGAGTAGGTGCGTGATTACGATCAATATTGACAAGGCGAAAGAGATCAAAAAAGAATCTCTACGACAGCAAAGAAAGCCCTTGTTAGAAGCGCAGGACGTGGCGTACATGCGAGCGCAGGAAGCTGGTGAAGATACGACTGCCATTGTTGCGGAAAAGGTTCGCCTACGGAACATCACGATGCTCTGTGATACCGCAGAAACCGTGGAAGATTTAAAAGCTATTGACATCAACGCATCATGACTACCGCAGCAGAATTAGCATCCTACGCCAGCAACTTTCCGAGTTTCCGTAATCGGATTATCAATGGCAATCTAAGCAACCCAATTAACCAACGTGGGATATCTCCGATTACTGGAGCAACAGGGTATACTTACGACAGGTGGTACTACGATGGGTCAACTTATTTGTATCAAGGCATTGAAGACAAAAACGTCAACAATGGAACTTATGTAATTAGTTGGGAAGGTTCTGGGATCAATGCTGCGTGGAAGGTTTCCACAGACACTACTGCTGGTAATGGCCCAGATGCTACTACTGGATTCACAAGCGTTTCAAATGGTGGAACATTTACGGTCAATGAAGGCACAGAATACAGCAAGCATTTGTGGATAAGATTCGATGGAACACTAGCCAATCTAAATAAAGTACAAGTGGAAGAAGGCACAGTCGCAACGCCATTCGAGCATCGGCCCATTGGGACAGAGTTGGCGTTATGTCAGAGGTACTATGAGATTAGTGGTGATGAGAGTAGATATTCTATGAATGCCTCTAGTACCCTCATTTATTATTTTACTGAAGGTTTTAATGTGGCTAAAAGGACAGATCCAACAATTACTGTTAATCAAAATTACAATGATAATTTAACTATTGCAGCACATGCAGCAACTACAAGTACTCAACATCCGGGATTTTCCGCTACTCCAGCTTCTGCTGATGGACGAGCTTTGGGGGAATATGAATGGACAGCAGATGCGGAGTTATAAGAAAGGAAAAACATGAATATTGAATCTGCACAATATCAAACCGATGAAATAAAAGGTGGAAACACAGGCATCACCGCAGTCATTGAC